TAGCACTGACCTTCATCCTTTACGGTATCATTATCTTTACCGATGTGGACGAGCAGTCCAAGGACATCCTGATCTATGTGCTTGGTGCGTTAACTTCTGCCGTCACGATGGTGCTTGGTTATTACTTCGGCTCCTCGGCTGGGTCCAAGGAGAAATCTCAACAACTCGATGAGCTTCTGGACAAGAAATGAACCTGACAGCAAACTTCACTCTTTCTGAAATGTGTAAGTCCGACACAGCCCTTCGCCTCGGACTGGAAAACGAGCCTAATGAGCAGCAGCTTGCTGCCCTGAAGTTGTTGGCTGAAAAAGTTCTCCAGCCGGTCAGAGATCATTTTGGCAAGGGAGTCAAAGTGAATTCTGCGCTGCGCACTCTGCCCGTCAATCGGGCTATCGGCAGCGGCGACAACTCGGATCATGTGCGCGGGCAGGCAGCAGATATCGAGATACCAGGAGTGCCCAACGCTGAATTGGCTGAGTGGATCAGGGATAACCTTGAGTTTCGTCAATTAATCCTGGAGTTCTACACCCCTGGTATCCCGGATAGTGGTTGGGTGCACGTGAGCTATGTCGCCGAGGACAACAAAAAAGAAGTGCTGACAGCGACTAAGCAAAATGGTAAAACTGTATATTTACAAGGACTGGTGGCCTAAAATGAAGACTTTAATCGAAGCCTCAAAGACGGGCTCTATCGTAGAGCCAAAGCACGAAATTGAGCAAGTTTGTTCCGAGTGCCAAGATCCAATTAGCGCTTTAGAGGAGGAATCTGGAATCTGCACGAATTGCGGAGCATCTTGGAACCCCCTTCAAAGTGTATCCATTTGGGTAACCTCTATTCCTTCTGCAGGGGCAAAAAGCTGGGGAGGCTAAGTAAAAAATGGCCTACTTGCGTTTGGCTCTTAAGCCAGGAATTGACAAGCAAAATACTGAGTACGGTGCTGAAGGCGGCTGGATTGACTCAGACTACGTTCGCTTTCGGTACGGTTTGCCCGAAAAAATGGGCGGCTGGACCTTGTTTAATCAAACCGCCACGTACTTAGTTGGTGAACCAAGCAACATGCTTTCTTGGAGCAACCTTAACGGTGTTCCATATTTGGCTGTGGGCACTCAAAGAAAGCTGTATGTCTACACTGGTGGGGGATGGTATGACATCACGCCAGTTCGAACCACTAAAACAGGGCTAACGTTTACTACGGTAGCGGGCTCTAACATCATTACGATAAATCATGGGGGTGGTCACGAGGCAGAAGACGGGGACTTTGTTCGCCTGTCTGCTGTAACTGGCGACCCTGGAGGGATTCCAAACGCTTCGTTAATTGGGGAGTTTGAAATTCAGCTTACGCCTTCCGGCACATCCTACACCATCATTTCCCCAGTCGTAGCTTCTACTACCGCGACCGGTGTTGGCGATGCGACAGGAACGTATGACATTAATATTGGCTCGAATGTCACATATTTTGACTTTGGCTGGGGTGTTGGTGGATTTGGTGCTTCGCCCTTTGGAGAACCAATTCCTGCTTCAGGGACCTTGGCCCTCGCATCACGGTCTTGGGCATTTGATGTCTTTGGCGAGAACTTGATCGCATCTATCAATAACGGCTCTATTTATCAATGGAGCCCCACTACTCAAGGTGTTAGCGGTCGAGCAGAGCTTATTGCTGGCGCACCTACAAGGAACAATTACACCCTTGTGTCTACGCCGGACAGGCACTTAGTTGCTCTTGGTACTGAGGGAACAATTGGGGATTCGAGCACATTCGATCCAATGTTTGTACGCTTCTCTAATCAAGAAGACGTAAATACTTTTGTTGAGTCCGCAACGAATACAGCGGGGGGACAGAGGCTGTCTGACGGAAACAAGATTGTCGGCGCTCTTAGGTCCCGAGGTCAGATCTTAATCTTTACGGACAACGCTCTTCACGGCATGCAGTATGTCGGGCCCCCCTTTACTTTTGGATTTCAACAATTGGGAGCTAACTGCGGTGCTATAGGCCCCAATTCTGCTGTAGACGTTGACGGCAAAGCAATCTGGATGGGTCCAGAAGACTTCTTCATGTTTGATGGATCGGTGAAGAAAATTCCCTGTTCTGTACAGGACTACGTTTTTAAAAACATAAATTTGGTTCAAGGTACGAAAGTTTTTGCTGCAATAAATAGCTTGTTTAACGAAGTTACTTGGTTTTATTGCACTGAAAATTCAACAGATATTGATAGATTTGTGACTCTTAACTATGTAGAAGGTGTTTGGTCCACGGGAACAATGGCTCGAACTGCTTGGCAGGATGCCACCGTGTATAACAAGCCCCTCGCTACAGAGTACTTACCTAATAGCACACAGGCTACTATTTCTACGATATATGGGCTTACGCCTGGGAGAGCGTTGGTCTATGTCCAAGAAGACGGAGTTAACGCAAATGGAGAGCCTATCGTAGCCTTTATTCAGTCTGGCTACTTTGACATTGGTGACGGCGATGATTTGATGTACATGAAGCGATTTATTCCAGACTTTAAAAACCAAGTTGGGGAATTGACTGTCAATCTGCTTTTACGGGCTTATCCACAAAGCAACGCCGTTGTAGGATCTTTAGATCCATACCTAATTACTCCCACAACGGCAAAGGTGGATACACGAGCTCGTGGCCGACAAATATCACTTAAAATCACTAGCGATGATGTAGATACAAACTGGCGCTATGGCACTTTGCGAATCGACATCCAACCAGATGGCCGCAGATGAGCAAGATTACAAACGTTCGATTACCAAACTCTGTTGGGTCAGAATACAGCCCGGAACAGTTTAACCAGCTTGTTCGGTCGATCGAGCAGGTTATTTTCCAGCTTAATAATAACTACACGCCGACCACAACGGAGAACCAAGCTGCTGCATCTAGATGGTTCGGGTCCTCGGGCGGTGGAGCGGGGTTTATAGCGGGCATTCGTGGACCACAGATCAGCAACGGCATCAGCCTGCCCCAGGCCATGTTGATCTCCAATGTGGACCAGGATCTGACCAGCACGACAACAGAAGAGCTTCTGACCTATGACGTTGTAGCATTCTCTAACGGCATCCGGGTTGTGGATAACTCAAAGATTTATGTGCCCTGCAGCGGACAATATCTGGTTACTTTCACGCTACAGCTATCCAATCGAAGTAATTCGATACAGGAATTTGAGGTGTGGGCGAAGGATACTGGAGTAAACTACCCTTCTAGCCGAACCCGTTTTGATATTGCAGCGCGCAAAAACGACAGCACTTGGGCACACATTGTCCCGGCCGTAACTGGGATATTCACGGTTAATGATCCAAGTACCAACTACTTAGAATTAGCTTGGTGGGCCAGCAGCACAGACGTATTTATTGAACATTATGATGCAGAAACCACTCCGACGCGTCCGGAGATACCCTCTATTATCTTGACGATTAACTTTATATCGGCGGTCTGACATGGCAAATAAATACCTCCGGAAATATCTGACCCCAACAGCTACAACAGAAACGACGATTTACACGGTTCCTGCGGCAAATGTGGGAATTTTGTCGTCCCTCCGAGTGACCAATACCAGCGCCAGCACGACAAACCTGACGGTTGCGGTTTACCCTTTGGGGGGCGCCACCCCGTACTACGTACTGAAAACCTATGTTTTACCCCCAAATGCAACCATGGACGCCATAAGCGGGGTCTCCATGGTCCTTGAAGAGACAGACGTGCTCAAAGTTACGTCTTCTCAGGCGGATTCAGACTTTTATCTTTCCTATCTAGAAGTAGACAGGAGCTAGGTAAATGAGCCATAATTTAAGCCAATTCCGCGTCCTTTCCCGGCGCGCTGCCCAGTGTGGCAATTGGCATCTATCGGAAAGGAAATAGGAAATGGCAGAAGGAATCATGGGCCTTGCCCCCGGAATGGGAGCACCCGCCACCCCACCTCAATCACCGCCCATGGCCCAAGGTCCTGATGGCATGCAGGCTTTTCTCCAGGCTGCAGGTCAAATGGATTCTGCAGAAGTCGAGCCTCAAATGGACGATTTGTTGTCAGAGGTTGATCCTGCCCTTGCCCAACAGATTCAAGCAGAGCTCAGCACACTTCAATTGCCGAATGAGGTTGTTCAAGTTCTTTTGGACATGATCAATGCTCTGTTACAAGCTCCTGAACAATACGCTCAGCTTCGCATGGAAGCTATTGAAGCTGGACTTCCTGCTGATTTCTTGCCAGAAGAATTCAACATTGAGTATCTGTCGACTCTGCGCTATGTGCTTATGCGCGTATCGACGCAGGAAACAGAAGTCCCTGTTCAAGGCTTTAAAGATGGTGGTGCTGTTTCTCTTAAGCCTATTGCAAAGTTCCTTGCCTCACAGGGGCGTAATGGCGACACCACTCTTGCGCACATCAATAAGTCTGAAGAAGCCATGCTTAGGCGCATGGGCGGCTCAGGCACTATCAATCCCGTTACTGGTCTTCGTGAATATAGTTGGTTTAGTGACGCATGGAAGAGTGTCAAAAAAGGACTTAGTAAGGTTGCCAGTGCTGTAAAAAAGGTCACTAAGCCAATTACAGACTTCACCAAAAAGATTCTTGCTAACCCAATTGTTCGCACGATTGCCGTTGTTGCAGCGTCCGTGTACCTAGGACCAATAGCCGCTAAAGCTGTTGGGGCAGGGGTAGGGACGTCACTTTCTGCAGCGGTGGGAACAACGATTGCCACCACTGGAGTAAATTTATTAGCAGGGCAAAAGCCGAAAGATGCGATTAAACAGGGACTGATGGCAGGCACCATTGCTGGTGCTGGTACCTTTGCAATGGGTGCTCCTCTAACAGAAGGAGGTTACGGGCTCAAAGAACAATACACCCTTGGTAACCTCGCTGACAAAGTTAATCCGTTTAGTGAAAGCACTCCGGCTGTCACTGCTGACACAAAGTTTGATGAGCTTGTTGCAAAAGGACTTCCGCGAAACGCAGAAACATATCGTCTTGCATCGGAATCAGCAAGAGCAAGTTCTAACATTTTGGGCATGAGCCCTCAAACAGCTAGCTGGGCAATCCCTACCGCAGCCACTTTAGTGCCCCCAATCCTTGCTTATATGGGCCAAGAGCCCCCGCCTGCCCCAGAAGACTTGGATATGCCGGGAGTAGGTGGTCCTACGGGAGCAGATCTGCTTGCTAGCGATCCAGGGACCTATGGCGTTAATTTGGGGGGAACCTCTTCAAGCTATATTGACCCTTATGAAAATTTAGTGGCACAAAACATTAACGTTGGTGCCCCTGGGACGTCTCCTACAATGCCTAACCCTG